ATGATAAACCACAGAAAATACAAATAGAAGAAAATCAACAGGGATATGACCAGATACAAGGATATAATGAATGTTGTGACGATATGGATAAATATTTAAAACATAAACTTGATAATGAAATACTATCAGATGTTCTTTATCATATTATGACAGCAGAAGGACTGGAATTTTGTGAGAAAGATGCAAATAATATTGCTAAAGGAATTAAAAAATGGATGGAAGAAAGCTAATCAAAGAGATAAAGGGGGAATGATGAAAATAGAAACGATAGCAAATGATGAAAGAGAAATAGAAAGAATAGAAATATTTACGCAACATTCCTGTGATATTATAAGTTACTCAAAAAGAGATGGGTATACAAAAATTATACCTTACCACGAGAATGGCGAAATGAGTCCTATTGTGTGGTTTGCAATAGTTAAAGCCGATATAGTTGTTTCAAGGGTAAATAGTAAATATGTTCAATGTATAGATTATTGTTAATTAAAGCGATAAAGGGGGAATGATGGAGAAAGAATGTAAGCTTCAAAATTTAAGTGGAAATTTTGGTGCGGGGATAGGTATATTATTTATTCTTGTTGTAATTTTCTTTGCAATTGTTATATAATCTACAATACAAGTAAAATATGGGTAGAAAAACTACCAAACGGATTTTATAGAAAAAAATAACCAACTCGGAGCAGGGTAAATGGAAAAAGAAGATGTTGAGAATATTTGTATGATGTTAGGTTTAATTTTACTTGTGTTGTGTTTAATATATTTTTCTATTTAAATCCTGCCCCTGCTCCACCGAAAGGAGGGAAAAAATGAATATAGTTCAAGAAGAAAGAAAGATGGAAGGTCAAACGAAGAAATCACAAGTTTTAGATGAGATTGAAAGATTAAAACTCACTATTGATTGCTTATCAAAAGCTATTGATACTTTATATGAAAGAACAGAATCTATAAGATTGGCTCAACCTATTGCTTGTGGAAAAGAGGAGCAGAAGAGAGCTTCTCTTTGTAAAATGGCTATGGCTATTGTGGAGAATAATGATAGACTTCAGACTCAAATTAGTAGATTACAAGGAATAATTAGTGAATTAGAGATTTAACCTTTTGAAGAATAATAATGCCTTGATGATAATGCCTAAACCGTACCCTTCTTTTCCGCAAAGGGAAGATAAATCAAAGGCGAGCAGGTTTTTCGGCGGTTTTACCTGCTCCACAGGGCGAGACCGAAAGGAGAGAAAGATGTTAAGTGAAATTCAAAAAATTGATTACCCTCAGAGAACAGGAAATTTTGTTTTATGGTGCGGTCTTACCAGAGGACAGGAGAAATTATTAGAATTATTTGCAATTAAATTAGAACAACATACAAGATTATCTTTTGAAGAAATAATACCTATCTATAAAGAATATGTAGCTAAAAATAAAAATCAAGATGATAAGCTGAATCGTTTATATGCAAAAAATTGGTTTGTTAGAACTATTGGAATGCTGGTTCTTAAAAGATTTATTATTGTTTCAGAAGCTAAATTATTACCTGGTAAAACAGGGAGCTAACTATTAACTTAATAACCGAAAGGAGAATAATGCCATATAGAAATAGAAAACGTGTTGATATAGTAAAATATAAACTATCTAAAGATAAGCTTGGATTACTTGCTTATTTTGTAACAGTTCCGAGAAAAAAAGGCAATGCCCTTTTAAGCTATTATCACATTCATTCTGATGAATTAACTAAATTAGAAAAATGGATTAGAAAATTATTATTAACTGAAGGAGTTATAGTAAAAGGAGAAAAGATAAAGAAAGGACAATAATGCAGGGGAAAAGAGAGAGGGGTATGCATTAAAAGAAATTAAATGTGTAGAATAGTTATAATTATATCAACAGTAATTATCTTCTATACAAGGACTTTAAGGTATGGATATGTGTCTGATGATCTTAGGGTGCCGCAGGGTAAGATCCTTTACAAAAACAAATTCCAAGAGTTCTTTACCAATCTTTATGCTCAGGCGCGGGGTAAGAGGTATTTTGATTCTAAAAGAGAGCATTTAATCCTTACTGTAACTCATTCCTTAAACTGTGTGCTTATATATCTAGCCTTTGGCCGGAGTGATATATCCTTCTTGGCGGCGATACTTTTTGCTCTTAATCCGGCCAATAATCAGGCGGCGGTTTGGCTTTCCGGTTGGGCTTATTCTATGGCGGCTACTTGTGTATTACTTATGGTTCTCTTTAAACCCCTATCGTTTATATTCTATTTTACCTCAATACAATTTTTTACTCTAAGCGGAATATTATCTCCTCTGCTTTTTATTAAGTTTCCGGAGTATTGGTTTTGGATATTCTTGTTACCATTAGTAGTATTAGTAAAAAGAAGCCATACCCTAGAGGCAATCAAAATCCGTTCTCAAACCGCAAGCCCCCGAATGAGAGAGATTCACCTAAAAAAACTCATCTTAGTAATAAAAACTTTTGCCTATTATTTTGTATTTTGTCTGTTTCCGATTAAGATAGGACTTTACCATACGTTTATGTACACCTACGGCCTTACAAAAGAGGACAGCGATACTTGGCTTAAACTTGATAGGCAGTTTTGGTTGTCATTAGTTTTGTGTGTTGTGTATCTTATCACCTTGATTGTGAATTGGAGTAACGGCATAGGGTTTGGTTTATTCTGGTATGCGCTATTTATAGGGATGTGGTGTAACCTGATTACAATACAGCAGGCCATAGCAGAAAGGTATGTTTATCTTGCCAATATCGGCTTGATGTACGCGGTAGCTTGGGGGTTATGCGTGATCTAATTGAGGTTTTTACTATTGGGTTGGTTTTATTTATGTTTGAGGTTATTGTAGGGTTAATCACATTAAAGATTAAGAAAGGGGTTGAGTAATGTGGATACATTTTAACTTTTATTTTAAGAAGCCCAAAGGCAATAGGCAATATGGTTATTTCGGCCCGCGTCAATTTAAAGTATTCAGGGCGTTTTTAAGATCAATTATACTTTATGCCAATCCTTTTATTCTGCGGAGTTTCTATCTCTTTGAGCCGGATCCTCATTGTTTTTTAGCGCTAGAATTAAAGTATAAGCGGTGTATTGAGGAAATGAAGATGATTGCAAATGAGATAGAAGTACCAAAGTTTCTTAGGCGAATTGAGGTAACAGAGGATACAAAAGACGAAGCCAATAAGGAAGGTTTCTTGAATATGCTTAATGCTATGACAGAATTTAATCTTTTTTACCGGGATAACAAGTTAACGCATATTATCCATTGTTGCCTTAATCAATCAGTAGTATCTCTTGAGGAAGAGATCTCCTTCTATAAGGGGATGGTTGAAAAAGAAATCAAATATCTCAGGATATTAAAAAAGAGGGAAAGGAAATGACCAAAGGTTGCGAACATCACAAGAGATCCTTTAGCGTACCAATGCCTGTTAGTGCAGACAATAAGGCCTTTGAGAAATCCTGCGAGGTCTGTAAGAATAAAGATAGCCCCAAGTGTGATACCTGCCGGCATTGGAGTGATTTTAAGAGAGGATGATTCGTAAGGTTATATTGATATTCAATGATCACAATAAGAGAAGTCTTAAAAAGGCTATGGGATGTTTTCGCCTCGTATTAAGTATCTTTAACCGGGTGGATTACACAATAAAAAAAGACAATAAAAAAGAAATTGAGGTTGATTTTACCGAAGAATTTGCCGATTTTCCCATCAAAGAAAAAAAATTTATCGACGAGCCGACTTGACAAACGCCCTTTTTTAGCCCTTCCGTATGGTATAATAAAAGTAGAGATATAATTAAGAAATAAATAGGGGACGCCCTATCTAAATAAGCCGATTCCGTGATCACGGCGGGATCGGTTTCTTTATTTTATGAGTGAGATACTGATTACATTTCTGATTACCTATTATGCCACGCGCCTATGTTATTTTTTGGGGGCGTATAGGGATCAGATGTCCTATGTCAGAAGCAACACCGAGAATTTTCCTGATGCTTTTCCGGGATGGACTTGGTTAGGTCTGGAACTGAAGAATCGCGGTAAGAGATATGGCGCATTAGAGGCGTGGCAACAGGGTATTCATCTTAGGCCTCAGGATTTCAGGATAAATTTTAACATTGGGATTTTGCTTGCAGAGTTGGGGCTTCTAAAAGACAGCATTAAGTTTTTGGAACACGCAGAGCAATCTGCTTTACCGGAAACAAAAGAAGAGGAACTCTTAAAGCATATCCGGGATAAGAAGAATCAGGTGCAGAAGATTCTGGATAGTGTAGAGATTGCCCGGCACAATGCGATTCTTGAAGAGGCAAAGAAAATAAAGGCAATTCAGAAATGAAAGTGGAACTCGTAGTGCAGATTAAAGAACTCAAAACCAAGACATTGGTAAGTAACGATAAATCAACAAGAATAGTTTTAGAGCAGGATAATTTAGCTACGCCGATTCTAAATAATTTAAGCGGATTAGTTAATACTAAAAGAAACGAAAGCAAAGAATTGAGGATGATGATTAGTGATGAATAAATCCGTTACAACCGGTACGAATCGGTTACCTAATGGGAAATTCGCTAAAGGCAATTGTGCGAATCCTAATGGTAGGCCTAAGGCACCTGAGGTTGAAGAACTTAGACAGGCTTTAAGGATAGCCCGCAAGAAGAATGGTAATAAGGGTTTTCTTCTACACTTTGTAGAGCGGGCATATAAGAACGATAAGGTTGCTGTTGCTTTGGCAAAGAAAATCATACCGGATAAGATCGCCGCAGATATTAAGGGCGAGGGATTCGGTGATAAGAGTTTAATTATATTCGTAAATGGAAACAATACTGAAGCAAAAAGATTCTTTAAGAGGATCACAGGTAAAGAAGTTTGAGCCGTTTCAAGAGAAGTTTTTATATTCTGTTAAACGGTATCCGGCTTTTATTGCAGGTTGGGGAACTGGTAAGACCTTAACTGCATTAAGCAGGGCCTGTGCTTTAACTGATAATATCCCGAATAATTTAGGCCTTATTGTCAGGAAAGAGTTTGTAGATCTTCGGGATTCCACGATTAAAGATTTTATGCAATATACCGGTAGATCTCTAGATACAAATAAAGAGGTGGTTTGTCCTAACGGCTCGGTGATTATGTTTCGGCACGGCGACGAACTGAATAATTTAAAGAATATAAATTTAGGTTGGTTTATGATTGAACAGGCAGAAGAATTTGCAACAGATGATCAGTTTCAGTTTCTAAGAGGTCGTACAAGAAGGGCTAATGTTCCTTTTCATACCGGTTTTGTTATTGGTAATACGAACGGCCATAATTGGATTTGGCGGCTATGGAAGAATAATCCTTCTGCCGGATACCCTCTAGCTGAGGCTACAACATTTGATAATGCTCATAATCTGCCTAAAGATTTTATTGAGGATCTTAAAAGTATGGAGAAGGAAAGTCCTCATCATTACGCAAGATATGTTATGAACTCTTGGGAAGATTTTGAGGAAGCAGATACTTTGGTTCCTTACGAATATATCCAGACAGCGCTTGATAGAGGTTTTGTACCCAATACGGATCCGGCCGGAAGTGTAATGGCCTGTGATGTTGCCCGGTTCGGAGATAGCGAAACTGTTATTACCAAGTTGGATCGGTGCGGTGAGAACTACTGGAAGCAGACCTATCAAGAGGCTTATTCACATAAAGACTTAATGCACACCGTTGGTAAGATTATGCACCTATACAAACAATTAAACCCTGACTATGTAGTGATTGATGATGTAGGCGTTGGGGGCGGTGTTTCAGATAGATTAAAAGAGCAGGGGATTCCAGTAACGAGATTTATTGGTGGTGCAAAAGCAATCAGGGATGGGTTTCTAAATAAGAGAACAGAGGAATATTGGAAATTAAGAGAGTTACTGCGTGAAGGCCGGATAGAGTTAATCAACAACGAGAAGTTATTAACACAATTATCCACAATCAAATATTACTTCAAATCTAACGGCAAGAAAGGCATTGAATCAAAGGATGAAATAAGAAAGAGAGGCGTAGTTTCTCCGGATCGCGCTGATGCTCTGATGATGGCGATAACTGTAATTAGTCTAGTCCCTGAACCAAAGAAGCAACCTACCGAAGCAGAGATATTTTGGGATGGTGTTAGGGCGGATATGGCGCGTATTAAGGCAGATAAGGATTTAGATAATGAAGAGGCAGAGAGGCTTCTGTAAAGGAGAGATTTTATGTTTAATAAGAAATGTAAAACCTGTGAGGCATTAAAGGAGCAGAACAGCTATCTAAAAAAAATAATTGACCGGTTATTAGCTAAGAGTGGAATGGCGCCAATCACAGAAACCCCGCCGATTACAGCAGAAGAGGACGATAAATTTGAGAAGATAGTTGAAGGCGGCGGCCAGGTATTTGGAGATTAAAAGGAGTAAATTATGGCAGATGAAACTACTGTAATTATCCCGTCAGAAAAAGATACGATCGATATGGTAAGGCAGACTGTTGAGAAGTTACAGAAGGCTAGATCTCAGTTTGAGAGGGGTTGGCTTACTGATATTGCGTTTCTTTATGGCAAACAGTATTTTTCAGTAGAGAAGAGGCCTTTGAGTGGCCTTGATGAGCGTATTCATTGGGAGTTAAAGAATCTGGAACGCAAAAAGAAATCCCGCCGGACTGCGAATTATATCCTGCCGTTATTCAGATCTTTATTGGCGCGTATGTTAATGATGAAGGCCCATATCAATATCGAGCCGAATACGAACACCGAGAGGGATATAGCCGCCGCAAGAGTATCGCAGGAAGTATTAGAAAACTTTTGGCAGTCTGTTAATAAGAATAACTCAGTATTGTGTCAGGACTACGTTTCAATGCTTGGGATTTTAGAGAAGTTATTTTCTTATATGTTGACTGTCGGTTGTGGCTATCTAAAACCTTACTTCAATAAGAATACAACTACTAAAACATTTTTGAGCGACGAGGTTGTAGAGGCAGAAATTGGAGAGGTTGAGGTAGAGGTAGATCATCCATTCAATATATTTCCCGATCCATTAAAAAAATCCTTAATCCAAAAGAAGGTATTATCTATTGAGGATATTGAAGCCAATTATGGTGTTGAGGTGGAGGCAGAGGATATTGGTCTGACAGATGTTGAACGGCAATTGCTTAGCCTGTTGGAAGGCCAGTCTGAAGAGAGGTACGAAAATGCCTCTGAAGTTTATAACTATTATAGCCTGCCGAACAAGAAATATCCTGATGGCAGATGGGTAGTAAGTACCAAAAGTAAGTTGATTTTAGATGAGGTTCTGCCGGAAGAATACAAAGGCAGGATTCCATTCTTTAAATTTAATTATTTGGATTTTATGCTTGCTCCTTATCCTCAGGGTATGGTTGAGCAGTTAATTTCTTTGCAGGAAGAGTATAATTTTACGATTTCAAGATTGGCAGAGTATAAAAAGTGGTTTGCCGGTAAGATAAAAGCGCCTATCAATTGCAAATTGCAAACTAAATATGATGATCAGGTAGGCCAAATCATTAAATACGATCCTTCGTTTGGTGAACCTAAGTTTGAAACTCCGCCTTCTCCGCCGACGTTTTTAACGCAGGAGATAAACAGGATACGAAGGGATATGGAAGATGCGGCCGGAGTCCACGATACCTCATTAGGTCGGATTCCTGATCAGGCAAAATCAGGTGTAGCTATTGAAAATTTATCCGATTTAGATAATTCTCAATTAGCGCCGATTTTGATTAGGACTGAGCAACAGTTAGCTTTTTTTAGTGAAATGGTTTTGGATATTGTTGAGAAGAGATATGTAGAGCCGAGAATATTGGGTATTACCGGAGAGAATTTAGGGCCGGAAGTCAAGACTTTCTTGGGTGAGAATGTTCAGGGTAACCGCCGAATCAAGATTAGTTTGGGTTCTGGTATGCCTTCTTCAAAGACTGAAAGGCAAAAGTTCATTATGGAGTTGGCAGGAAAGCAATTTATCACCAAACAAAAGGCTATGGAGTTAATGGAGTTTGGGGATTTAGAGGGTATTTATCATTCAGCAGATGAGGCCTCAGCAAAATCCGAGAATCAAGAAATGCTTAAAGGTGGAAGTTGGCCACAACCACAGCAATTTGAAGATCATACTACCCATCTAAAAGTATTACAGGATTTTATGAAGTCAAAGCAATTCAGGCTTTTACCAGAAGAGTTAAGAAATGCCTTTTTAGCACATCAGGAAGGACATCAGGAGTTTTTAAGAGTGGAAATGGACGCCGCAAGGCAGATGGAACAAGGACAAACACAAGGAGGTAGATAATGCCGGCAGAGAGCAAGGCACAGCAAATTGCTATGGCAATTGCAGAACATAATCCGAGCAAACTATACAAGCGCAATAGAGGTTTATTGAATATGCCTAAGGCGCAATTGCGCGATTACTCTACAACAAAACAGAAGGGATTACCTTATAGGGTAGTTTCAAAGGCGGTTGATAGAGCCAAAAGATGAAAGACCTGATTGCAAGATTTGTAATGAGGTTTATCAAAGCAATTAAGTTGCCTGAGGTATGGAGATTCAAGATTCTCTATTGGGGTTATAGATTACTTTCTCCGGTACATACCCGTAATGCCGAGTGGGATTTTGTACTTAATTATTTACCGCCTCTTAAAGATGGCCAAAGGGTGAATGTTTTAGATGTAGGATCTACCGGAAGTTTACTGCTCTTTATCATAGCAAAGCGTGGGTATGATGTTACCGGTGCGGATATTAGGCCTTATGAAGAGAGATTATTACCTAATATGAGTTTCTTTAATTGCGGCATAAACGATATTCCACTTCTAGATGGCACAATGGATTATATAACCGTTGTATCAGTAATTGCACATTTGGGTACTAGTGAATACGGCTCTGAGGAATACATAAGCGGAGATCAAAAAGCGATTAAGAAATTTGCAAAATTGCTTAAGCAAGGCAGGAAGCTACTTATTACTACACCGACGGATATTTTTATTAGAAGGTATTGGGGGAAGGCTTGCAAATTTAGGGGATACTCGTATTTGCAATTTAAAGAATTAGTAGAGGATTATTTTGATATTCAGGAATGTATAGAACGTAAAGGTCAATTATTGGCCTGTTGTGTAAGGAGATAAAAAATGGCAGAGATTAGACGAATTGAAAAAGGCCCGCAAGACGGGGAATACAAAGGCAAAGGAGATATTTTTATTGTTCCGCCTGAATTGGTGCCGGAAGGTATAACAGAAGGGGAACCTATAAAGCTAACTATTGAAGGTGTTGCTTCGCCAAAGGATGAAAGTGGACTTGCTATTGAGATTGAAAAATTGTCTTTTGATAAGAGCAACAGTAGAGCCGATCCTCTTCAGGAGAAAATTGAGGAAGGCCTTAATATACAGTTGGATATTAAAAGGGGTTAAAAACATTTTTCCGACCAAGCGGGAAGCAGTCGGATTAACTGAAAGGAGCAAATGATGGATAAGGTAGAGAAGCAGGTTGAAGAAACCTTAGAGAAAGAAACTAAGGAAACTCCGCCAACCGAAGAAGAAACTAAAGGAGCGGAGAAGGAAACGCCCGAAGAGTCTGAATTTGATTTGGGAGATGACCGCAAGGTTAAAAAATCTCAGGTCTTAGATTGGGAAAAGGGTTACCTGCGACAAGAAGACTACACAAAAAAAACTCAGGAACTTACTCAGCAACGCGAGGAACTCAAGGAATTGGTTGAGTATGCCGGATTCCTAAAAAAGAATCCTAAGATAGCAGAGGCGGTGATAGGCCTCACCGAGAAAGGTGTTGAGAATCCTGAAATGGTAGTAAAGGTTCTTGAAGTAATATCGGGCAAGATTGAAAAAGCTAAGGAAGAGATCGAAGAGGAGATAGAAGGTTTAGATCCTGACGATCCTATGGCTAAAATGCTTAAGAAAACTCTCAAGTCGATTAATGCCTTAGACAAAAAGGTTGATTCAATAGAGCGAGGTAATATCCGTACAAGAGAGGAAAACTCCGCTAAAGAAGAAAACGTATTGGTGGAGAAAGCCCATAAAGTCCTTACAGGAACAATGGGCGAGATAACTAAGTCGTATGAGTTTATCAGCGACAAAGAAAAGAACATTTGGCAGGGATTGGTTCTTTCTTATCTGAAAGATCACCCGAAGAATTACAAGGACGAGCAGGATTTTGTAGATACCATTAAAAAAACCGGCGAAACTTATTACAAGGCCTTAAAGGACTTAGGGGAAGAGAAACTTAAGAAATATCTTAAGTCGAAAGAAAAACCGGCATCGGCAGGGCCGGGCGCAACAGGTTCACCCTTGAGTAAGAAACCTGATATGGACAATCTTCAGGATATTCTTGAAGAGGAACTTAATAAAATAGACAAAGGAGAGTGAATTTAGATGGCTTTGACAATTACCAATATTAGTGCGGTACTAAAAAAGATTATTGTACCGGCTATTCAATCGCAACTTCCAAAGGAGAGCGTACTTTTTGACAAAATCAAAAGGAACGCCGGAGTAACCATCTCCAATAATCAAATCTATATCGCCGCAAGAACCGGCAGACATTCTGGTATCTACACCGTTGCTGAAGGCACGGAGCCAAGAAGCGGAAAATCAACCTATGCGAATCCCTACACCTCAGTAAAGTATGCTTTCGGAACTCTGGAATTGACCGATCAAGCAATTGAGGCGGCCGCAAATGGCGATAAGAAAGCAATTGCCTCTATTCTCTCAGAAGAGATAAAGGCATTGAAGGACGACATTCGCAAAGATATTAACCGCCAGTTCTTCAGTTATGGCGATGGCGTTCTTTGTTTAGCAAATGGAACGGGTGCAACAAGCACGGCTTTGTTAGTTGATAATCCGGGCAACCGTTACATAGTACCAGATGGTTATATCACCTTAGATACAGGAACCGCAGTACAGGTTTCTTCCACAGCAGATACTACCGGTGTAACCTTAGAAACTGAATCAACTTGGTCTGACAACGCAAAGGTAAGAAAAGAAAACGCAGACGAGATGATGGGTTTATCCGGGTTAATAGACGACGGAGATTATGTTAGTATCATTCAGAACATAACCCGTTCGAGTAGTGATTGGGCAAACGCTCAAACAGAAGATACTGCCGCAACTCTGACTGAAGCACAAATGATAGATCTATACCTAAAGTGTTTAGAGTATGGTAAACCTGATGTTTGCTTTATGGGGCCAAAGGGATTCTCTAAATATGGCCAGTTATTAACTTCTATGAAGAACACCGCAAACCTCAAGGAGATCTTATCAGGTGGTTGGAAAGGCTTAGAGTTTATGGGTGGCGATTGTGGAGTAATGCTTGACTACGATTGTCCCGAAATGTCGCAAGCAGATTTTATGGTATTGTTTGTGGATTTCGACACATTTACGATTGCTGAAATGTGTGAGCCTTTCAAGTGGTTAGAGGCAGACGCTCACGGCGGCATTTTGAAACGTAATGCTTCCGTGCGTACCAATTGGGAAGGAACTTTGAAATACTATGCTAATTTAGTATGTAAGAAGTTTAAGGCCAATGGGCGTCTAGATAATAAACAGGCGTAGTCTTTTTAGAGGGGCGGGTTTACCTCGCCCCTCGCTAAATTATGGGTAAGTACAAGATAGATAAAAGAGCAGTTAAGAAGAAACTCTACGAGGCCAAGAGGAAAGGTCATTTACCCGGTGATCCTAAAGTCGGCGAAAGGCTATTGAAACAGGCGCAGGATTCTATTAAAGAACGGAAGAAAGAATCTGATAGATATATGGAAGATGTAGCTTATGATACTGCGGGTGTTTTGCGTAATAAAGCAAGAGGTAGAGTGATAGTTGCTCCTTGTGTGAGCGAAAGGTTTTGTAAGAATTACGACAAAATAGATTGGGGGAGATAATGCTTAAGAATACTGGTAAGTCTGTCATAAAAGTATCATATAACGGTAAGGCCTGCGAGGTTCAACCCGGCGAAGTAATCAGCGTAAAGGAATTATATCCAGACGAACCTGAAGGAGCCTTAGAAGGAAGGTTTATGGGTAAGTCCGGAAAGCGACTTATAAGGGTTGCTACAAAAGGAGAGATACTACGAGAAGCGCAGAAGATGGCCGGAATCAAATTTAAGAAAAAGAAGGTGGCTAAAAAAACTAAAAAGAAAAAGAGGTAAGAGATGTTAATTTCTGAGATCAGGGATGAAATAATCACCGATTTGGGTGGTGATAGTAACGATACTACCCTTCAAGCTAATGTTTTTACTTGGATTAAGTCAGCGTTAAGGAGATTTCCGAGATTTACAAGGTCGAAACTAATATTTGGATCGTCAACTACGACTTTGACAAGCGGTAGTTATGACGCAGATATTCCTTCCGGAGTTACGAGAATTAAAAAGAACGGAGTTTATTACCTAAGCAACGGTAACCGTAAAACAATTGACTGGCTATCTGATGATGATTTTAATGCTCAATTTAATTCCTCTGCTGTTGGAGCTCCGACAGGATGGAGAAGGACGTCTGATAAATTAGAATTTCTAAGGTCTGCGGATCAGGCCTATACAATATATGTAGAGCATTTTAAAGAGATTGATAATGTTCAATTAACTGATACTTGGTCTTATGGTTCAGATGTGGCAGAAATTCTGAAAGATGGGGTTAAAGCATACTATTTAGAATCTGAGGGCGAAGAAACGGACAGAGCCGATAGGAAGATGGCATTATTCAAAGTAGAGTCAGATAAATTAGAGGCAGATTATACTTCAGATGATATGTCTGATTATGTAGAAGAAACATAAAACAAGGAGTGAATTATGGCAGAGAAAGCATTAACGAGAGATTGGGATACGACTATCCCGGCAGATCATACCAAGTTTAAGGCTCAACCCGGCCACGTCAGGGATTTAAGAACAGATTTAGAAGATAGGTTAGAGGATATTCTTGCGGGTTTTACCGCAGGAGAAACCTACGTCGGTATTAAACTAGGCGATTTTCTTACCTACGGGACAGGAGATCCTACCACGCCCGCAGGAACAGGCAACGCCCTAAACTTTATTCTCTATGCCAAGACTAAGGATTATCTAACAGGGCCGACTACACAGGCAGAGATGTTTGGTATAGATCAAGCCGGCAATGTTATTCAAATAACCAAGTCCGGTAAGCTATGCTTGGATAACGCGAGGCTTCTTAATAACACCTGGCTCTTAGCAAGGAACTCTGGTAATTCCGCAGATGTAAACCTCTTTAGGCTTACAACCAATAATTACTTAGAATTAGGTACTACTTTAGCCGCTCATCCTTTAGGCCCGGATACTTCTCATTCTGCGGATACTGAATATATAACTAAAGGATATGCTGATCAGAAGGTAGCAAAACCCTCAAGTCCTTCTGCCGGTGATGTTCTGATGTACACGAATAGCGAGTGGGCGGCACAGTCAAACATACCAAGAGTAAAAACAGGAACCTATAACGGCGATGGTGGAGCCTCTCAGGCAATAACCGGAATAGGTTTTCAACCAAAGTTTCTAATAGTCTATGCACAATATCATTCAGGTTCATATCATAGATTCTGGAAAACAGATCAAGATGGGCTTTATGCACATAGTAACTCAGGCGATTATCAAACAGGCATAATTTCAAGTCTTGACGCAGACGGATTTACTGTTGGTAACGTACAAAATGTTAATATAAGCGGAAGAACTTATACTTACGTGGCATTTTCATAAAGGAGAATATGGGCAAGTTGATAGTTGAACCAGTATTTTTACCGAATAAGGGGCAGGTCTTAGACGTTCCTGAGCAATTCCTACAAAAGCAGTTTTCTCCTCATTCAAGGAATATGGAGTTTACTAACGAATTGATACAGGGAAGATTGGGTTTAGAGAAATTTAATGCCACTACCTTGACCGATCCTGTTCTGCTTATAGATCAATTCTGGAAATTTGATAACACTTGGCAACTGATGGTCTGTACAACTAAAGATATTATGGCGTGGGATTTTGATAATACAAGAGGCGACTATAAAAATAAACTTTACCAGACAGGCACGATAACCATAGCCGCAGGCTCGCTTGATATTGTTACGGGTACAGGAACATCTTGGTCGAGTGAATTAAGCGCAGGTGATTATATTAAGATAGATACTGGCAATGTTCATTCCGGATCTACTTGGTATGAGATACAGTCTGTTGATTCGGACATACAGCTTACTTTAACTACAAATGCGGTTGAGGTAACTGATTCTCCTTATGTGGCAAGGATAATATTTACCGGAGATAGTACTAACTTTTGGAGTGTAGTTACCTTTATTGACGAGAATTTAGGTGAAACGTGGATAGCTACTAATGGTAAAGATACACCAGTAAGATATACGGGTTCAGGTCAGGTTCAAGACTTAGCTAATCTGCCTACCGGATTCACGACGGCAAAATATGTTGATACCTATAAAGATAGGGTTATTTTTGCTTGGACAGTTGAAGGCGGACAGAATCAACCTATACGCCTGAGGTGGTCTGATGTAGCGAACTGCGAGAGTTGGACAGATAGGTATTTTCAGGATTTTGTAGAAGGCCAATTATGGATAACTGGACTTGCTATATTCGGCGACTATATTGTGGTAATGCGCGAGAGGGACGCCTATATTGGCAGATGGGTAGGCGGATATTATGTATTTGATTTTGAGATCTCTACTACTCCGGTTGGTTGCTATTCTGCTAATTCGATAATAGTGTCAGGAGATTTTATCTATTACTATGGAATAGATAATAAATTCCACAGGTGGAATCTTCTAAGGGAAGAGGATATTGGAGTGGATATACTTCCATATTTAAAGGAGTTCGATCCTAATATGGAAGGCTATATCTATGGTTGGGAAGTTGAATGGAAAAATCAGATACGTTGGATGGTGCCTTATGGTGATGTTGATTATAACAATGCAGTAATTGTCTATGATTATGAATATGATGTATTACAGATTTGGGAATATTCTCAATCGCAAGCCCTTTGTTGTATAGGTGAATATCTTAATGAAGCCGATATGTATGTGGATGATTCGGTTTGGGGTGAGTATTACGTTGATGAGCAAGTCGGTTATTGGGATGACAGGATGTTTCTAAGCAATGCCCCGATTATCCTCTACGGTGGCTATGACGGATATATTAGGAAGGTGGATTTTACTACTCAGGATGACGGAAGCGATTATACGAGGACTTTAAGATTCAAACGGTTGGATTTTAGGCTTCCTCATCAGCAGAAGAGATTATGGAAACAGCAGTATTGGTTTGAGGCGGAAACCGCCGGAGCTGTTACGGCCAAGATGAAAAAAGACGACAGTAATAATTACGAAGTAGATACACATTCAATATCTTTAGCAAATACAAATAGGGATATTATCAAGGAGAATATTAGGTGGAATAAACAGGCAGAGAATTTTCAACCGGAACTGACAGCGACTAATCATTTTTCATTATTGGGATTTTTGAATTTCTTACACCCAAAAAGGAAGAATATATAATGGGTTGGGCCGAGAGAGCAAACCCTAATAGTATGTGGAATAAGAAAAGAAGGGGAGAATATCCCTTTGGGCCAAGAATTGAACAGGTTTTACCCGATCCGACAAGAAAGACTTTTTGGCAGAGAATATTGAATTACTTTAGGAGATTATTTGTATGGCAGTAATTAAATCGAAGAAATCGGTTACAATGCCAAAGATTGACGAAATTCAGGACGAGGCAGTCAAGAAATTCGGCAAGGATCTTACTAAAGTCCTGATGGAAACATTTAAGAATATTTATGACGATATAGTCAATATGAATTTACGGGGTGAAATCCTGCCTGGCGCAGATGAGTTTCACAGGGGTAAGTTTTTTATGTTGGAAGGAACAGGCGGAAGTGCGGACATTTTATATTTTTGTATTGATACCGGTAATTCTGGTTATGCCTGGAAAACAATGAGTTGGACTTAGAACAATGATTATAGAGATAGATAACCCTATTTTGATACCTAAAATAGTCGAATTGGCAAAAAGGCTTCTACCGAATACAGTAAACGAGAAATTGGAAAAGCTACTCCTTGAGAGTATGTCTTCTAAGGATGGTAAGATTTTAGTAAGTAAAAGTAACGGATCTCTTAATGGATATTTACTTGCGACAATTGAGAGTTTTGACGGGAAAGATGTTGTGTTTATCCAATCGTCCTCTATTACCGCAAGTAAAGAAAATAGGTATATAGGTTTTGAATTGATTACACGGTTGAGAATGTGGGCGGCAGAGAAAAGAATAGAATATATTTATGCTATGACGTCGAGAAACCCCAAGTCATTTAATAAACGGTATAATTTTGAATTTGTTACTAACGTAATCAGAAGGAAGGTGAAAGATGAGTAATTTTTTTCAGTCAAAAAGAACTACTCCTGAATATGACGTTGCTATGGATCCTTACGGGCCGGTAAGAAACAAGTTGGTCGGTTGGCTATCTGGAATCATAGGTCAACCGGCAGAGCAATATTCAGGTGAGTTTGTGGCTCCTATGAGCGAAGAGGAAGAACTATCTCTTGAAAAAGTAGGGGAGTATGGAGCGGCCGAATTGCCTGATATTTTTACGGCAGGTAGAGAAGAGATTAGCAAAA